TGCTCCACTCTGGTTAAGAATAGTGCAAGTTACGTTGGCATTTGTGCCAGCACCTGAAATCGTTACCGTCTGCGGTGAGGTATAACCTGTGCCGGGTTGCGTCACAATTACTTCAGATACCGCATTGGCAACTACCGTCACTCTACCTGTTGCTTGAACGCCACTTGCCTCATTGGGTGCGCTAAACGTCACCGTCGTGTTAGACGTTAGATAACCACTACCCCTGTTGTTGATAGTGACGGTGTTGACGCTACCAATAGAAGTTAGGTTAGCGCCATCCCAAGTTTTGTAACCTTTGACCGGATCAATAATCAACGCACGTTCATTACGCCACTGAGTGATCATGACGTTGCTATTTGAGAACGTGTTGGCGGCTGCAATGTTGCCTTGAGCGCCAGTTGTAATGTTGACGTACTGCGCTGAACCGTCATTCTGGAACGCCATGACGTATTCATTATTGTTGATATTGACCGATCCCATGAAGGTTACGTTGGCAGCAAATGCAACATTCGCAAGTTGCTGGTTGCCGGGAACGATCTTCAGGTTGCCATAGCCAACCGGCTGGATGTTTTCTAGCCAGCTAAACTCACCGTCGCTAATGACAGTGCGGTTGTTCTTGGTGTTTACGCCTTTGAAGTCCTTAACTACGGCATAACTTTTCTTTTGCTCTGCCGCAGCCATGTTAGTACCCCGCTGTGTAAGGTGTAGGTAATCTGCGGGTAAAGGTCGTATTCAGGGCTTCCATCACATGCTTGCTGTACTCTTGCTTAAATATCTCTGCCTCACCATAGGATTGCTCTTGGTATTTAGCAATGTAAGCAGCGTAAAACGGTACAGCTTCTGTGAATGGGGTAGGCAATGTTTCTACATCAGCGCCATTGACCATAGGGTCAACCAACACTACCGTGTCAATCTCCATTTGGTAGGCTTGATCGGGCTTTGGGCCAATAAAAATCTTCTTAGGCCCGTACATGGAAAACCCTACCGGACGTCCATTGTAGTTTTGCCAGTAACGCAACTGTGCGTTGAAGTCTGTCCAAGGCAGGTAATACAGCGGAATGCGCGAGTTCCCCCAATAGAGGATTACATTCAGCACATCAACAGTATTGTTGCCTTCGGGTAAGTCTGCAAAGTCGATGGTTTCGACGTTATACGGCGCGGTGTGGTTTTGCAAAACACGATTGCACCCTGTGTCTCGGACAAGGGTGTTGCGCCCATCGTTTATGTAGTCCGTTAATTCTGCATTCGTCCAGAAATTAGCATTAACGTCATGTAATAAACGCCGGGTCTGAGTAATGTAGCCAGACAGCGTATCTGCCATGATTAAGCATTAAAGTTTGCAACTTTCGCCGCACCCTTTGCTTTGGGCATTGGGGCGGCTACTCGTTCCACCACTGGGGCTGACAAGTGGACGGTTTTAGAAGACTCTTTAGAAAATGAAAATTCAGCCAGCTTTTGCATTGCTGCATCAAACTGGTTACTCATCTTCATCCATCCAAGCCTAACTAGATACGGCTCTTTATCATCATCGCCATAACCAAAGATATGCTTTGCTGCAATTTCTGGAATCTCGACTTCTTTCCCCGGCTCAAAGTGGTACACCGTACCATCCAAGCCATCGGAAAACTTATCAGAACCATTATTGCGAACAAAGATCGTGGTCATAGCGAGACAATATCTCCATAAAGGGCAACATCGCAAGTAACTGCGGCGTTGACCGAACAGTTGACATACAGCACTCGGGCAGTTTGAACGTCAGTATTAGCAGCAGAAGCCAATGTCAGATCATCAAACTTTGTAGAGCCAGTTGCAGCACTCAAAGCCTGATCCGCAGCAATAGCAGTGCCTCCACCGCTTGCGGCGGTGAAGACACCCACATTGGCACCACTTGCATTACCACTGAAGTTAGACAGAACTATCCGACGCACAATGTACTTCGTTGCGGCTTGCGCAACCAGAGTCGTGACATCGCCGGTAGCAGCTAGGCTTACACCTGTCTGCTCTGCCAAACGATAGTTGCCAAACGAGTCTGGATACGACCGACCGACTGCATTTGCGTCCATAGCTCCCCCTTATGCGTAGGTTTCGCCAGCAGCCTGACCGCCGTTGATATCCAACAGCGTCACCGTTGCATTGCCAGAAGAATTCTTGGCATACACGTTGACACCATCCGAAATCACTACGCCACCTGTGTTAGATGCCATAACGGTTGCGTTAGACGAACCGTTGTAAGCCAGCACAGTGACGTTAGTCGATGGGAACATGACGTAAATACCTGCCGGAATGACAGTGCCATTGCCCGAATCGACTGCGGTAACAGTAACGGTCTGGAAATAGGCACCCGGAGTATTGCTCTGAGCGCCAGCCAGAATGATTTTATTAGTAGCAAGAGACATGATTTCCTCCTTACAGGCTCAAAGAGTTGTAGCCCGTAATCTTCGTCATGGCTTTCGGCTTGGTGTTTACCAGTTCTGCAATCATCAGAACTGCACCAACGTAGCCAATCTGGAAGTTCGGAAGCGTGGACTCAAAGCCAGTGAAGGCGAACGATGCCTGCTCATGGATATAGAGCGAGAGATAGTTCGTGTTCAATAGGTAAAGAGTACCTTCCGGGCAATACGGGTCTGGATAGATCGGCACACCGGCTACCATCAAAGCGCGGAAAGCCGCCTGTGGGCCGTTGGCATCGCCATCAAAGCCGGAGCCGGGAGTGATCATGTAGTTTTCTTGACCTACATAATCTTGCGCCAGCAGCGTCCAAGTACCAAAGCCGCAAACACCAAAGGTCGGTACTTCAGCGCCGTTCTTCACGGTGCCGGAGATGTATTGCAGTACGTTCTGACGGGTTGGGTTGACCGAACCTGCCGCATACTGCTTCGACTTCCACCAAGTGTTTGAGCTACGGTTAATGTTTCCGTAGGTCGCAGTGCCAGTACCATCGTCAACCGCAGCCGGTAGGCCGATAAATTGCTGGTTGTTGGTGGTATTGGTGTACAGCGCAGTTGCCATCGAATCCATCATGACGTTGGTCGCGTCGTTCATACGCGCTTCGATCAGAGGAATGATTGCATAGTCTTGCTGAACTGCACCTTCCATACCAAGGAACGGTACAGGAGACACTAGCAGCTTCAGGTTAAATTCAGCTTGGTAAGCACCTTGCTGAACGGAAGGCTGCGCGAACGAACCAGAATAGTCCGACCACTGAGCATTCACGAATTGGGAACCCTGAACCGGAACCGAAACTGACGACACACCGCCGGAGGCAGGCTGTGAGTTAGCAATCAGTGCCGCCATCAGGGGCGTCGAGTTGTAGATTTGCACGACCAACTTCGGGATAAATGCCCGACGAGTGACGTAGGTCAACTCGTTGTACTGATTAGTACCCGAAGCCGGAAGAATGCCGCCACCAATAGGCATAATTTACCTCCGAAGTTTAAAAAATAGCCCCTTACAAACCGATAGGCTTGGGATTCTTGCGAAGCTCAGCCAAAGCCGCAGCCGCATTTTCACGAGCCGCTGCCACCGGATTCTTCATATAACCCTTAATGTCCATGCGTGACATTACAGGTTGTGGATAACCGGGTGTCGGTACTGCCGACTGCTTCATGTGACGCCAGTAATCCGCAGCCGTCTCATGGTTTGCAATACCTTTTTCGGTCATCAATTTCTCAATTTCAAGGACGTCATCATCAGACTGTGCCACACCCGTTTCTTTTAGCTTGGAACGGCGACGAGACAGTTCTTCACGCACTTCACGGGCGCGGAGTTGCTTTTCAAGCTCATCCACACGCCTTTCTGCTGCCGAAGTACGTTCATTAACCATCGCTTCCATTTCCAGTTCTGGCACAGGCAGTTCAGGATTGACTTCCTTTGCCAGACGTAGAAACTGATTGCGAGTTTTTGGATTAGAAGACAGACGCTCGGAGAGCGCTGCCAACTCCGCAATTGCTTCAGAAGAGTAGTTTTCCAGACTCATGATTAGCCCCTTAATGAATTAGTAAATCTTTTTTGTGTCGCCCGGCTTGCTCATGGTCATGGCGTTGCGCTTACCAGTTTTGCTGGCATTCGACAGGCCACCCATTTCCGAGAAACGTGGGGTGTTGTAAATCTGACCATTCATTTGCGAATTGTCAGTAGGGCGACGCACGGTCATTGCGCCTTTAGGCTTAAACAGTTCCATAGTTACTCCTTACATTGGCAAAGGTGGTGCGGTAGTTCCCGCGATAGGCGCTGATAATGCTTCTCTTTGCCCCGGCGTCGCGCCACCAGCCTGCGGCAAAGACTGAATCATTTGGATA